CCGCCGATCTGATTGGCCAGGTATTCAACGTTGCCACCGGCCACCACGATGGAGTAGTTGAAACCCTGCATCTTCCTTTGGGTTTCTTCGGCTACTCCGCCGCTGTTTCGCACGGCGGCGAACATTGTCTTGACCTGGCCCTCGGTGCTATTGAGCAGCGCTTGGAACTTCGATCCTGCCTCTGTGCCAAACAACGCTTTTGCCAGGATGGCCTGGTCGGTAGCGCTTAGCCCTGAGAGCGAATTTCTGAGCCCATTCAGCACCTGATCCAGCGGACGTAGCTTGCCGTTGGTGTCTAGGATCTCGCTGCCAAGCGTTGCCATTGCCTTGGTCAGCTGAACGTTTCCGCGGGTCAGATCTGATATTTCAGAGTCAGCACCACCAGCGGCGATCTGCAGCCGGGTCAGGCCAGTGCGCAACGCTGTGCCCGCGTCGCTGCCTCGGATGCCGTTGTTGGCGAGTAGTGCCATGACGGCGGCCAAATCTTCTAGCGGCACCCCAAGACTCCGCGCAATCGGCGCGGCGTACTTCATCGACTCGCCTAGGTCCAACACCGTCTGGTTGGACTTGTTGGCCGTCTGGGTGAGCACATCCACCACCCTGCCGGTTTCGGTGGTTTGCAGCCCGAACGCCCGCAGGTTGTCGGCAGCGATGCTGCCCATTTCCTCGAAGCTGATTGACGTGGCCTCGGCGCCGCGCACCATCCCCGCCAGCGCCTGGGTGGTCTCCTGTGCAGAAAAGCCCGCCCGACTCAGCGACGTGGCCAGCGCAGCCACCTCCGTGGGCGTGCCAGCCGCCACGGCAGCGACCTTTTCGATCTCTTTTTGCAGCAGGCCGAACGACCCGGCCCCGCCCTCAATGGCCGCCGCCTTGCGCACCTCGGCATCAAACTTGCCGGCCTGCATCGTGATCTGCTGCAGCCCCCGGCCGATGCCCGCTGCCGCCAGGCCGGTGGCGAGCTTTTGGCCTAGCGAATCACCCGCCGCCGCTGCCGTCCCATCCAACCCCCGCAGCTTCCCTTCGAGCTTTTGGATCTCGGCGCCGTACCGCTGAAACTCGCGGCTGCCGATCTTGGCCTGCTCCTGCAGCCCGCGGAATGCGCCGATGCTGCTGCGGATGCCGGCGATCGTGTTGTCGTTGGCGCGGGCGAACTGAAACGTGGCCGCCCGCAAGGTGCTGATCTCGCGTGCCGTGGTCTGGCTGTTCTTGCCCAGATCCTGCAGCGACTTCTTCACCCGGTCGATATTCCCGCCGCCCTTCACCTCGGCTGAGAGCCGGATGGCGGTATCCAGGCTCATTCGGGCCATTGATTATCCGATCGCCATTCCTGAGATCAGCCTACGGATCCGCCCTCATCACCCCCAAGAACTCCCGCTCCACCAACCGCAGATCCTCCAGCAGCCACAGCCGGTCAGAGCGCTTCACGCCCTCATCCTTGGCCCACAGGAAGAACACCTGATAGTCCAGCCCCACAGGGCCATTCATCCCCATCCGCCACTGGGTCTGCAGTTTCATAAACCAGCCGATCGCATCGACGTTCTCTGCCAGCAGGCCGAACGTCTCCGGCCGCCGCCCTACCTCAGGCACCGCCAGGCCGAACATGGCTGCAGCATCAGCCGCATCCTTGCCATCGTCGGCTGGGTCGCCCTTCGCGGCAGCGGCGAGGAACCGCGCCGCGTCGATCAGTTTTTTGCGCGGAACCCTCCAGCCTTCGCGGCGGACTTCTCAGAGGGCTGGCCCAGGCTTTCTAGCCAGGCCTTGAAGATCGCAGCACTGGCGCCCTGCACCCGGTAGAGCTGGGCCTTGGTGGCGTCGCTGAACTCAATCGGCTCGCCATCCTCGCCCACCACCTCATCACCCCAGCCGCAGAGCACCTCATCAGCCAGGTCCTGATAGGTGCAGGGCAGCGGATCACTCAGCGAGGCCTCTTCATCCTTGGCGTAGCCCTGCAGCGCCTCGATGCGCTTGCGCATCGCCACCAACATCTGATTGTGCTGATCCTGCAGCGCCTGCGCGTCCTGCTCATCGAGCACGCTGAAATGAGCGGTGAACTTGTAGGGCTTCTTGACTCCACCTTTGGCCGGCAGGTCAACACTCACCGGCCATTCGATGTGGTCGGGCTGAAACAGGTGAAACATGGCGAATCAGAAAAAGATCAGGCGGGTTTCGTCGTTCTGCGTCTTGGGCAGCGCAGTAAACAGGATCTGCAACATGTCGATCCCGTCGGAATCGCTGAACGACAGATCGCCGCTGATTGCAGCCTTCGGGCAGAAGAAAATGGAGCTTTCCGTTGCTACCGTACCCTGCTGCACCACGAACGGGCCATCGCTGGCGCCGCTGTTGTCAGCAGCAGCAGAGAAGTAATCCTTGGTCGCAACCGGCGGATTCTCAATCGTCAGCGTTCCATTGGGGTTCGGGCGATCGGTGATACGGGCGTGAGGCTCGCAGTTGATCAGCGAACGGAACGAGGTAGTGAGGCCCCAGTCGAAGGTGAAGCTCTCAGTGCATGGCCCGTAGCCCTGGAACCGCAGCGCCTTGGTGTGGCGCGGGGTGACGGGCACCGGCTCGGCCTGGTTGCCGTAGGTGAAGCTCTCAGAGCTCTTGGCGGTTGGGGTGACGTACTTGCCGATGCCGGTGATCGTGAAGGTGCCGTAGCTGTTCAGCGGCGAGTTGAGCGCCGGGGAGCCGCGGAAGCCTTCAATGCGGTGCACGTTCTGATCCTTCACCGCCACCAGCGTGCAGCTGGAGCCGTTGCCGAAAGTGCTGATCGGCTGGTACAGCGACAGCGCGGGGATCTTGTAGTTCACCGCGCCGCCGGTGAACGATGCCGTGGACGCCACCACCGTCACTTCTCGAGTGGTGCCGTTGTGGGCCACGATCACGCCCTTGTTGCCGGCATTGGCGCCGCTGGTGATCTCGATCGGAAAACCCACGTAGGCGTCAGTCGCCGGGTTGCTGCCGCCCAGGTCCGCCAGGGTGATGGTGTTGGCGCCGCCTGCAGTGGCCGTGCCGGTGATCTCGGCTGATGCGGCCAGATTCATGCCGGCCGCGAGCAGCAGCGGAGAGAACCGGGGTGCGGTGGCAGCGACGCCGGAGCCGCCCCACTCGAAAGTAATGGTGACGGCGACATGCTCATTAGTGAGCGGCTGGCGGTCGGCGCCGAGGAAGCCTTTGATCAGGCTGCGCTCTACTCGGGTGCCGGTTAGCGGGTTTACCTCCAGCGAGGTGATCTTCACTGCATCGGATGCACCGATTGAACTGGCCAGGGTGCCGTAAGCGGTTTCGGTCTTGGCCAGCAAGAACGAATTACGGATCAGGAGGGCGGTCATCAGTCCTTGGCCTTGCTGGGTTGGGCGGGCTTGGTGGGCTCAGGCGGCTTGGGCGGCTGGTAGTCAGCAGCAGGCACCATCTGGCCGCTGGGGAGCATCACATACTCGCCAGACTCGCCGTGGTGCTCGAATTGTTCCGCCATAGGTGGGGGCTGAGCGTCCTAACCTCAGGCTACGGAGGCCGGCTCAGGGCAACTGATCGATCGCGTCGTCTCGGGTGCGGTATCTGATCAGGAACCGGTGCTGCATCCATCCGGCGGAGCCGTCCGCCTGGTCCCATTCAGGCCGCCAGCCATCGGGCTGCACGTCGTGCGCCAGGCCGCCCATGGTGCGATCGGCCATCATCCGGGCGTGCACGTCAACGCCGATGGGATCGGCCAGCTGGTCGGGCACGTCGGCGCGCACGTAGATCTCGACCAACACCGGCAGCGCCTGATCAAGCCTGCCCAGGCTGGCGCCGGTCGTGCGCGGGGCGTTCACCGGGTTGTCCTCGCCGGGGGAAATGTTGATCGCTGGTGCTTCGTTCTTGCTATACGCCTGCGCACGGCTGCGGAAAATCCGATTGCCAACCTGCACCGTGCCAGGGAGGGTCACGGTGCGGATACGTTCGAGGATCTGTTCGCGGAGGCTGCTCATAAGGCAATGCGCCTGAAAGCGCGCACGGGGTTAAGTGTGCTCTTGGCCGCCGCGCTAATCGCACCGTTGTTATAGGTAATCCGCCTACCATTCGCAGCGGTTACCTCGTTGCTTGCCCAGTGGTTGGCGGCTGCGAATGCCTCCGCGCCACCAGCCTGGAATGCTGCCACCGTAGTTTGAGCAGGATTCCCCGCCGTGAAGTTTGCCGTGCGCGGTGGCACCGCATAGGCGTTGGTGCCCGTGCCAGTAGCGTTAGAGGTAGTTGTGGGCTTGAGATTGAAATAAACGATGTCCTTTTCGAGTTGGCTGGGTAGATACCAATCGTTGAATGCGCCGATAGTCAGCCCAGTGCAGAACTGTGCGGCGGGATGATTCGCGATCCCCGCTGCAACCATCGCAGCCGTATTGGCCACGCCATCAAACAAACTGGTGGTGCCGGTTGTTGCGGTATCAGAGGTCTTCCACGCCAGGTTGGTGGTCAACGTGTAGCCAGTGCCCGTCGCACCGGTCGCGGCTGGAGCCACGATGAGCGCATGGGTCGGGTTGCCGTCAGCCGTATGGCTGATCAGGCCGCCGAAATATCCCCCGCCAACGGGCTGGCCCAAGTTGGCGGGGTCGAGGAAGTCGAAAGCGGGGATTTCCGCCTGAATGGCGTTGATCAGCGCGGTCACTCGGGCATCCAGCAGGGCGAGGTCCAAGGCTTCGCCTATGCTGTAGAAGGCTAGGCGGGCGTCTGTTGGCTGATTAATTGCGCCATTTAGATTTCTGCCAAAAACAAAAATATTCAAGTTAATGTTAGCATTGCTGGCTAAAGGACTTAGCGTAGTTACGTTATTTGCTCTGTAATTAAAACTTAATGAAGATTCCCTGGATGCACCCATAAATCCAAGCTGATTAGGATTATATGGTGAGGGAGAAAAAGATGCGCTGTTTACCGAAAAGGTAAGTGTGCCGACATTATCGGCAATTCGAGATTCAGAAGCAAACGGTGTAGTTGCTTGCGCTCCAATGTATTTAGTGTTGTTATTGGTTCCGACAGGAGCGACACTTTTGTAAATTGACAGATGTTTAAAATCTTGCGGATCTGCGTTGTTGCCCCTATTGCTATTTAAATACTTCGTGCTCCCATTGCCCTTCAGTCCCGTCCTCCGGCTGTAATCCCCTTCCTGAAAACCAAAGTTCGTCGGCGCCGCCCCCACCAGCGGCACCAGCGCACCGGCCAGCGTGCGGGCACCGGCCATGATGCAGCTCGCCTTAATAGCGCTCCAGATGCCGTCCGCCTTGCAGCCCACCACAAACGCATTGATCGCATCCTTCACGCCAACTTCCAGCGCCTGAGTATCAGCAGCCTCCACAGCAGTGATGTACGCCTGCGCGTCGGGGTCGTAGGCACCAGCCGGCGCCAGGCTCCCCAAAAACGCCACATCATTCAGCCCCAGCATCACACCACCTCCACCAGCAGCCACTGCAGCGCTGATTCAATTACTTCAGTTGCCGGATCATCCGCTAGGTAGGTGCCATCCTCAGCGCGAGGCTGATCCCACACCCACTCACTTCCATCAGGCCCGGTCCATTCATCCCCCCGCGCCGGATTCTCCGGCCAATCCCAGAGCTGTCGAGGGCCCGCC